CCCTGAACTATGAGCTGTTCTAGTTCCAGAAACACCTCTTGTAATACCAGTTAAATTATTTCCAGATACTCCAGTATAAGAAATATATTCTGATCCTATTCTTATAACTCCACTTGTTGCAAAACCACTTGTTGAAGTTAAAGCTATATCGGAACCTGAAGTACCATTAGTATCATCTGCAAGTGTTCCATTTAAAGTTGTTGATGGAGTAGTTCCTACAACAGCTCTTGTAATACCAGTTAAATCATTTCCTGATATTCCAGTGTATGAAATATATTCAGCACCAACTTTAATAGTTCCTCCTGTGTTTGGAAAATTTGTAGTAGAAGTTAAAGTAATACTTGTACCTGTTCCTCCAGTACCATCAGCGTCATTTAACAAAGCACCATTTAATGTAGATGTAACACCGGAAGCACCTCCCCAACTAGCTGTACCCCAACCAAAACCTGCTGTTTGAAATGTTGGACCTACGACTACGTATGGATCGATTTGTGCACCACCTGTTCCCGATGTAGTGCCAGCGGAATTGGTTGGCATTGTAATTTCAAATGTATCATTTGTTCTATTTAAAACTTCAAATGTATTATTTGTAAAATCTGTTGTTGCATATCCAGAACCTGTTGGAACTGTAACAGATGAAAATGTTACATATCTTCCATCTAATAAACCATGTGATGTTTTATTAACGGTAACTGTAGCAGAACCACTAGTTGCATCAAAGTCAGCTCCAGTGATAACATCATTATCAATAGGAGTTATGTCATAAAACTCACCTTCATAATATATAAACAATCCTTGAGATGTCCCTATGGCTACATATCTTTCTCCAGCAATACTTGTAAAGGCATGTTGAGCACGTGCTGCTCCCGGTAAAGTTTTATTAGCATTAGTAAGTTGTGACCAGCCACCTATTTTCTCAGGTAAGCCATATCTGAATCTAACAAAGTCGCCATCCACCCATTGAGATTCACCTCCTGAGTCTGTGACCATTTTATTAAAACCTGGTTTAAAATTTAATTTTTGTAACATATTTAAATCACTTGTAAAAATCTATATTTAATTTCTCCATCACCACCGGCTGCTCCATCTGAAGCTGGAGACGATGGATGATGAGAACCACCTCCTCCTCCAGAACCTCTCGTTCCCGCTGTACCATCACCTGAAATAGGAGCTCCTGCCCCTCCAGCAACATTACCTGCGTATGAATCACCACCATCAAAACCAGCTATCGTACAGTTATCTCCACTACAGTTTCCAGTGCCTGTTAAATCTCCTGCTGCGCCATTACCAGAATCATTAAATGTACTTGTTGGACCTGAAGTGTTACTGGTTACATTTTGAACGCTGTTGTCTGAATCTGCAAAAATTCCTGAAGTAACTTCAGTTCCGTCAATAGTAGCTGTTCCTGCTGTTCCTGCTGTATTAGTTCTTAAAGGTCCCTGTACTCCTCCACCTGTTCCCGACGATCCTCCACCAGCACCTAAAGTAAATAATGATCCTGTTGTTGATCCAGATAAAGTTGTGTTTGTACCTGCATCCGCTATTCTTGGTTGACCAAAGTTTGCAGTTTGATTTCCTGGAGCACCACCGCTACCAATAGAATAAGTTATTGTCTCACCTTCAGTAACAGAAAATATTTTGTCAGATACATAAGCACCCGATCCACCTCCAGCACCTGCAGATTCTCCTCCTGCTTTATCATAACCTACACCACCTGCAGCTCCACCACCGCCACCTACAGCGTATTCAATATGAATTGCATTGTATCCGTCTGGGACACTAAAAGTAGAAGATCCAGAAGTTAGTTCAACAAACGATGTCGCTGGAAGACCGCCTCCACTGGAACCTACTAATAAAGTGTAGTGAGTCATAGTTTTTTCCTATGATAAAAGTCCGCCAGTAATTACAAATGTATTAGTTCCTACACAAAGAACAGTTGCAACTCCTCTAGTTGCTAGAGTTCTATCTGCATCTGTTCCATCGGTTACCCAATACATAGTGACGCTAGAGCGATTTATTGAAATATTACCGGCAGTGTTATTATAAATTGAAATAGTTTGACCCGCTGAAAAAACTCCAGAGGGAACTGTTATTGTATCAGAAGCAATAATAACTTTTCCATTGTCACTAGCTACTAAAGTATAGGTAGACCCTTGAGTATTCACAGGCACTGTTCTTACTTCACCTATTTGATCAACCATGTTTCCAGCAGTTGTTGTAATATTATTTACTGCGGTAACATTATCACTAATAGTAATACCACTAACATTTGTATTGTTGGTCACTGTAAGGTTACTAGTATAAATAGTGTTTGTAGTAATATCCCCTGTAATTAAACTACCTGTTGATGTAACTCCCTCCTCAATATTAGTTCCATCAGAATATAAAATTTTCTTTCCTTTGTCTGTCGCTGACCAAGTAATTCCTGACCCTGAACTTGTTTTAAAAGTTACAGTGTGAGCTCCACTTGTTGCATTTTCTACAATATAAGTTTTTTCAATTGAATCAGGAATTACGACGTTAACCGCACCTGAAATTGTTCCTGTTAATTTTAATACTTGGTTTTTACCATTTGATAAAGCACCATTTGAAAAAGTTAAAGTAGCGCCGGATGCAGCGTTAACGGCATCATATCCACCAATAGCCTGTTCTAATATAAGTAGATTAGTATTAGTAATTTGTCCCCAAGTTCCTGAATTTTCTCCAGTTTGTTGAACTGTTAATTTTAAACTTGTTGATGTAGTATTTGCCATATTTTAAATCCTTAAATCACTGCATATTATTTAATTTATTCACAAGTGTCAACGTGTCATTTATTTAGTATCGTGTTCCACTCTAATTTATCTAATAAATCATTTAAATTTAATTCTTTTATATTTGTTTTTTTAATATAATTTGTCAATTCTTGCGTATCTATTAGAATCCATTTATCCTTAAAATCAAAAACTATTTTATCTGATTTTGATGAAAAATAACCTATTTTACCATAATCATCTTTTTTAAATTTTATTATAGGACTTAAATCAAATTTAAATTCTTGGTTTGATTTAGATTTTAGAATACCTTCAACATGCCAATGTTCTTCCTTAATTTGTTTTTTTGTAGCATGTTTAACTTTACTTAATTGTTCAATAAAACTCATTTTATAAACCATGAGGGTAGACCTAAATGTGGTCGTTTATCAAACATATTATCTTTTGACCCCGGGGTATTACGGTTATTGTAATGTAAAAAAACTTGTATGCATTCTTTACCATTGAAATATTCTCTCCAATGTTCTAACTCACAGCCAGAATAAACTAACATATCTCCTGGTTTTAAATTTACTTTAATTCCTTTTTTATCTAATTCTCCAGAGGGTTCTAAAAATATAGGCCATTCATCACCTCCTAAATTCATAGTGGTAGATACTTCACAACTAAATCTATCTTTATGTCTTTTTAACTCATCTCCCTTTTTATAAATTCTTGCATAAGTATATGCTGGATATAATTTAAGACCTGTAACTTCTTCCATTTTAGGAAGGCATTTTAATAATAAAGTTTCCATAGCAATATCAGCATAATGTGAATAGGTATTTGGGACCTGTCTGTCTGCTTCTTCATAAAAACCAAGTAATGTTTCATAAGGTGAAATGTATCTAGTATTAAGACAAGTATCATAAACTTGTTTTTTCATACTAAAATAATTAGCAATAAAAGTTGCTAAGTCTTTTGAGATTGCTTTTCGTATAATTGTATATTTATTTTTTTTAAAACTCATATTAAAAATAATTAAAATTTAAAACCACTCTTCTTTTTTCGTTTGTAGTGGTAGTTCCTAAATGTTCTGTATCTGCATCAAAAATAACCATTCTATTTTCAACAGAGTATATTTTCTCTTTAGTTTTTTTAAACTTTGTATAACCATTATTTGTATTTAAATAATATACAGCAGTTGTTGTTCCCTTATGTTTATTATCAACGTGATATGATCCTTCTATAATTTTATTAGTATAATAATTATTATTTGCTTTTATTTTTATCAATGAAATACATTCTAATTTTTTTATAATGGGAGCTAATAAATTAAGCTCTTTAGAGTTAGGACTATTGTGATTATAAAACACGTGAACAAATTGAGTTTTATCAAAATCCTTCTCATCTTCAAAATCTAAATCAGGGGAAAAATACCAAGGAAAGTATTCATTAGTTAAAATACCTGCTTGTATTTCTTTAAAGGTTTTATCGTCTAAAAAATTATCTATAACTGTATATTTATTTTTTTTAAAACTCATATTTTATTTTAATGGATCTCCTAAACACCAAATCACTAATGAATACCTAGTGCCTTTTGTTACAGGTTTTACCCTATGCCATACATGTGAGGGAAAAACAATAATACTTCCTTTAGGTAATATCTCTTTTGCTTGTTGTAAATGTTTAGTTTCTTTTCTCTTATTAGGTGCATAGTTTCTAAAATCAAATTGTAATTCTCCTCCTTCATATTCGGATCCGTCCGTTAATTGACAAGTCATAGATAACTTTCTATTTTTACCGTGGTATGGATGATTTGAATCTTTATTGTTAAAAGGTACGTCCCAACTATCACAATGCCAATCATAGTATTGATTTAATTTATATTTTGTAAATTGACAAGGCTCACTTTTTTCCCAAGTATAATTCCATCCAGCGTTTTTGTTTGCTAAAGTTATATAAGGATGTATTTCTTTATATATCCATGGATCATCTAACCATACTACATCTGAATCCCTGTGATTTTTTAAATCTTTAATTTCTTTTTTAGAAAGTTCTTTTTCACCATAGCCTCCAGTTAAAGCTATAGATTCTTTTTTAGATAATCCATGTTTAATTATGTCGTCACATAATTTAGGAGGTATTACAGATGTAAAATACCAATAGTAATATTGCATATTAATTACGCGACTTTATCTTGCCATTGTTTTATACTAAAAGGAGGCCATAGACCAAATTCATTTTCTGAGTTTAAACTTCTTTCCATATCTTCAGAAGACATTCCTTTTGTTATTTTTAATTCTTTATCTAACAAAAGTGTTTCAGTATTTTTCCATAAATTTTCTGCTTTTTTCCAAAAATTAGTATCGTAAATAGATCCGTTTGAATAGTGATACAAAATAAATTGTTCAATTTGTTTTACGTAATTATGTATATCAATTTTAGTATCTTTTTTATGTTGGTTATTAAAGATATAATTATAATAAAATTGGTTTACTTTTATATAGGATCCCATAGCTGTTGCTTCTAAAGGCTCTAAAAAAAATAACTTATTACCATTTAATAAAACTCTGTCTTCTATAATAGGTTCTTTAGCGACATATTGATTGAAAGGAAATACATGATTTATTTTTTCTACACCAAATAGTTTTTTAAAATTAGCTTTTGCTTTTTCTACTGAGGTAATTTTATTATTAAATAAATATCCAATAGATGTTTTTTTAGGTAAAGGAATATAAAAACACCAACCATCAGGTGTTGCTGTTGTTCCAGTCCATAGGACGTCATTTTCTTTTTTAGGTAAATCAGCTAAAAGAGCACAGTTTAATGGATTAATTAAAGTATTATATTCTTTTAAAGATTTAGGAGTTCCCCTACAATCTATAATATAATCTGCATCTAAACTATTATAATTTTTAATATTTTCATCTTTTTCTGTAAAATCTATATTTAAATTTTTACAAACATAATTTTGAAAATCTTCAGGATTAAAATGAATAGCATATCTTCCTAATGGGAAAGGGTGAAATATTTTTTTATTTTTCTTTCCCCAGTTTTCATACATAATTCCTGTTTTCAAAGTAGTAGGAAAACTATGCAAATGATTAGAAAAAAAATTTTTAAATAACCAATCGGGAAATTGTAATGTAGTTCCTTGACCAGTAGGAACTGGTTTTATTTTACTATCATAGATTAATTCTATTTCAACTTTAGTATTTAAAAATTTTCTAAAATAACCAAAATGCATTGCTGATATACAACCGGCATTACCTCTACCTAATACAATTAATTTCACTAACTACCTTTAATTCTTTATAAAAACTGATCTACTATAACCCAACCATCTGTATTGTCTAGTTCATATTTAGATTCATCCCAAATATATACCCATCTATTAGTAAGTGCTTGATTTTGTGCTTCTTGTTCCTCAGTTAATACAGGAGCATCACCAATTGGTGATTTCCAATCTGCATTTACAAGATCTTTTACCCAAGATGAAAAAGGTTTTGGAGGCCAAAAAATTTGATTAGCTTCATCCCATATATAATCTATACCTGCATAATTACCTCTAAATGGAGTTCCACCATTTGTATGTTGGTTTTTAGCAGTATTGTATGAAGTTTTAATCCAAAGATGAGCGGGCCAATTGTTATGAGTCTCTAAATAAGCTTGCCCAATTGATTCTACCTCAACTCCTTCTGAATTAATACAATCTTTATCATCAAGTACTAATACTTGTAAAACTATATTTTCTTCTGATATT